GTTTGTATCCGTATTACTGCGGATCGTATCGAAGAGGGCGTCGGGAAGGTCAAACGCGCCAATATTTCCGCGAAAGAATCCGAGAGGCTTTACCGCTTGGAGAAAGCTCGGATCAAAGATTTTTATCGTGGACAGGGCTTGAGCCATGCAGATGCAGAAACAAAAGCAACCCTTGAGACCGCCAAGTATCTCGAAGAACGAGATCACAACCAGGCCGCGTATGAGTACGCACGTGATTATCTTTATGGCCTCAAGGACATGCTTTCTTCTTTGCAGACTCAGGCCAAGGGCTTGAATGCGGCTTATCCGATGGCTGGGAGAGGTTTATGAGCAAGAAAACAAAGCAGATACCTAAGCGCGTCGTGGCTCAGGTTGAGGCGAGGTCTGGCGGTAATTGCGAGATCCTTCTGACCGGTATTGGGTGCACTATGCGTGGCGAGCATCGTCATCATAGGAAGATTTCAGGTCGCGAACACACCATCGAAAATCTTCTTGATGTGTGTCATGTATGTCATACCTATATTCATGCTCATCCGGCACTTTCTTATGCCTCTGGCTGGCTGGTGAAAATGAATTATGAGCCTGAAAATGTGACGGTGATTCGGCGTAGCTCAGAGGTGAAATTATTCCCTGATGGGAGGTTTGAGCATGTCGGAGCTGACAGAGGATTGCTCGATTCCGAAGAAGTATTTGGCTGACTTTTTAGGACACAAGGTGTGGACACACCCTGAGCCAAAAACAGGCCTTGATTCGGAGTTTGTCGAGCTTATCGACGTATGGAAAGAGGACACCGGAGAGTCCGAGTTAGCCACGATTATGTGGTGCGATTTCGGTGATCATCTTGGTCGAGTTGTTTCGGGTCCTCATGTCTACGTCCAGGGCGTGCCTTTTCGAAAGGCACGCCCTGTTGTCATCAAAAGCCGTTTCGGTCCAGTTGATTGGTGGACGCTGCGTACGAACTTCAGGCCGCTTGAGATTATTGAGCGGCCTGTCAATTTTCTACCCAATCAACCAGAACGGGTGATCGAACCGGAACCGATCATTAAATCTATTCCTGATCCTCCGGCAGAAAGTATGGGGGATCAGTTCATTTTGCCCATTTAGGAGGATCCTGGTGGGTCATTCTTTCGAAGCGCGCGATGACTTAAAAGTGTGGCTTCAGCATAAGGGCGTCGAAAAGTTCACCGTGAAATTTCTCGACGCCCTTCTTGATTTATTCCAATCACTTGAAAAGGAGGATTCATGAGTGTCGGTACTAGAGCTTTACCTACGCCGCCGAATACGAGGCATGCCGAGGTGGTGTACTACATCGGCGCTATCGGTTTAGGAATTGTGCGCATCGGCAAGACCGTGAACTTGAGCCAGATGATGAGGAAGATTAAAGCCTTTTCACCTGGTGTGAATCCTGTGCTTTTGGCGTGGGAATACGGCGGTACCACTTTGCTGCATAAGCGTGAGGAATCATTCAATCGTGATTCACGTGTTGCGTCTGGCTGGTATGCGCTTACCCCGGAGATCAATAAATGGATTTTACATCTGGGGTCTGATCAACCGAATTTCCCTGAACAAATTTAACTGAGAGGAGGGGATTATGAGTATCAGCATCCAGGGTCAGACTGGTTGGCTGAGCATCCCTAATGGTCTAGGCAGGTCAAGGCTTCCATATTCAACGTTGGCGCTTTTGATTAATTTGCTGACACATTCGGCGGGCTTTAATGCGAGCTATTCGACGATCAAAGAGCAGACCGGCATGGCGCCAACAACGATTGCTAAGGCTTTAGACAATCTGGAAAAGCTAGGTTTGATCACGGTCAAAAAGGTTGATGGCGATGGCGGAAAATTCGCCTCGAATCACTACATTTTCCATGCGGATAATTTGTGGAAAATCGATGCGGATTTCGTTGCCGAGCGTCTTAAAAAGGATTCACCGTCTCCAAAAAGTGGAGCGGTAGAAACGGAAACCACCGCTCCAAAAAATGGAGTGGTCACCGCTCCAAAAAATGGAGCGGCACCGCTCCAAAAAATGGACACTAAGAATGATCAAGGAGAAATAACAAAGAATGACCAACCCCCTGTAGTCCCCCAAGGGGGACAGCCCCCAAAGAAAAGCAATTCTCGCGGTGAACGTCTTCCTGAAAAGTGGATGCCGGATCAGCGCGTCATCGACGCGATGAAACAAGAAAATCCTCACGTCGATCTTGAGCGAGAACATTCCAAATTTACTGATCACTGGAATGCCTCGTCTGGTGCCAATTCTCGGAAGCGAGATTGGAACGCTGCGTGGAGATTGTGGATCCGTCGGGCTGCGGAACAAACTCCGGCACGATCGCACAATGGTCGATCATCTGGATTTGGCAATGATCCTCGGCATTGGCTTGGGCAACAGCCTCAACCAACTCAGGATTTCTCCACTGGGCACACAGTCATCGATGACGAAAGTTTGTTTTAGGAGGCGACGATGAATCAGCAAGATATCCCAAATTACAACGCTGATGGGTCGATCAATTATCCCGGTGTCGCCGCCAAGGTCTTGGCGTCCTGCAAGACGATCGATAAATATTTCCCTAATCCGGAGATCAATCCGGTGACAGGGAAGACGACTGCGGACGCCTGGGCGATGATCTTCGCAAAACGTCCTGATTACCCACCGGGCCTCTGGTTCGCTGCGGTTGTGTCGTTCTACGGATCAGAGGACGCCGCAGAAGGCGCAAAGCCGGGTGTACAAGACATTGTTCGCCACGCACGCATCCAGTCCGACAAAGAGCCGTTTAAAAGCGAATTACGGGCAATCAGGGCGCGCCGGTTGGAAGAAAGGGATCGAATGTTGGCGTTGGGTAGGGCTAAGCAGGCTGCGTTGCCGAAGCCTCCTCCGACTGTGGAGGTTGATTCGATGGTGTCTTTTTCGTCTGCGGCGAAGGAAATTATTACTCGTGCTCGTATGCAGCATGGTGAGGAAGGAAGTTTTTAAATGGCAATCGGCGATACTCCAATCACGGTGGTTGGCAATCTGGTTGCGTCTCCGGAGTTGAGGTTTACACCTTCGGGTGCCGCGGTGGCTGATTTTCGGATTGCGTCGACCCCTAAGGTTTTCAACAGGCAATCGAATCAGTGGGAGGACGGGGAACCGCTCTTCCTGAAGGTGAATGTGTGGCGGAAGCAGGCCGAGAATGTTGCGGAGTCTCTGGAAAAGGGGATGCAGGCAATTGTGGTGGGCAAGCTTCAGCAGCGTCAGTATGAAACTCGTGAGGGCGAGAAGCGAAGTAGTTATGAGATTTTGGCGGATTATGTTGGCCCGGCGTTGACTTTCGCTTATGCGAATGTGGTGAGGAATCCTCGTGAGCAGTCGACACAGTACTCAAATTCTCGTGAGGCGAATGCTGCACAGTCTGGTGGTTTCGGTAATCAAGGTCAGGGTGGGTTCAGTGGTAATCAACCGCAGGCTGCTCCAGATAATGATCCGTGGAATTCTGCACCACCAGCTGGATCTGGTGGCTTCTCAGCGCCAGACGATTCAGAACCACCGTTCTAGGGAATGATCATGGCGAATAACCCATATCTCACCCCAAAAACGAAATTCAAAGACGAGGACATCACGCAGGAAACTAAGAATGCGTGGGATCGTTTCTACTCAATCCACCAGCGCATGAAGCGATGGACTCGCCAAGAGCAGGCTGAAAAGGTCCAATCCAACATGTGGAAGTGGGAGAAGTTTAGCCAGCAAGCGTGGGCCTATGGTTGGGAAGTCCCAGATCATTTCGACGCCTATAAGCGGTTGAAGTTCAAGCATCGTAGGAACGCTCGATGACTGACCTTGTAACAGCCTCCGTATACATCGAAAACCTGCATCTTTTCATTGGGCACAGGATCTGGTCGAAACCAGAATCGATGGGACACGCCACCTACGGCTATCACCCCCTGGTCGATGTCATCACCGAAGAAACTGGTGACAGGTACTATCCGATCCGTATCAAGGCGGTCATTGAATACGAAGGCGAACACCATGAAGTCAACACCCCCCAAGCGTGCACGGTCCAAAACATCAAAAAAGACCAATGCACTTCATCCGACTACGACGGCAAGAAATGGTGGCGCTGGAACCCACCAGCACACCAACTAGCAATTTTTTAACCCGACCCACCAAACCACAACAGGTTTTGGCGCGCCGGGTTCTTTTTGGAAGGAGTTTTTGTGGATAAGGAAAAGCTTCAAAAAGCTGTTGAGTGGGCTAATCGTGTGCTCAATAGTGAAAAACATGTCCAGGGCTATTCCTCTGAATGGATGGACAAGGCCGATATCGGGGCTGTAGCTGCGGCTGAGATTGTGCTTGAAAAGCATGAGTTTGAATCTCGCGTTGTGGAGGTTCCGGTTTCCCCGTCAATGATCCGGATTTCTGTGGATGAAAAGTCATACACGATGGCAGAAGTCCAGGCGATCATCCGGGAGGTAAACCAGAAAGCTAACGCGAAGATTTACAAACCTCAACCTATGGGGCCGCCGATTGAGGCAGTGGTCATCGGAGGCAGGTATTTCACGATGGATGAGTACAAGGAAATGATGAAGGAAGGTGATTCCCGTGTCTAAGTTTTCTGCGGTTGTGTATTCGCGTCCTCGGTGCATGAAGTGTCGTGCGACGATGAAGGCACTTATTGCGATGGGTGTTCCGGTTAAAGAATTGCAGCTGGATGATTTTCCGGAGAAGCAGGAGCTCATGCGCCAGGAAGGTTGGTTGGAGTTGCCGCTTGTGGAGGTGCAGCTCCCGGACGAGTTGGTGCGGTGGGCTGGTATGTCGACAGAGAATCTGGATGCGCTGAAGTATCTTTCTAAGGCTGCGGTGTGATGGAGTTTGTTCCGTTGGGTGGTGTTCCTGATCGGGATCCTGATTTCGAGGTGGATGTTGATTTGCCGTGGTTGGATCCGCCGTTGTCGATGAATGATTCTGGTGCTTCGCGCGGAGCGATGTTTGGTCGGGCGAAGATTATCCAGGAGGTCAGGGATACCACCGTGTTTTTGATGCGCCGTCATAAGGTGCCGAAGGGTGATTTTGTGTCGGTGCAGCTGCATTTTTTGCCGAAGAATAATGTTCGGCGAGATACGGATAATTTGGTGGCCACGCTCAAGCCGATTTGCGATGCGATTGCGAAGGGGGCAAAAACGAGTCCTGGTTATGGCCTTGTTGAGGATGACACTCCGGTTTTTATGGCTAAGCCGGAGCCGATTATTTATCACCATCCTCGTGGTGCGAAACCCAGGATGTGGTTGACGTTGAAAGTTTGGATGGATGATCAAGCCCCGCAGGTTGTGGGGCTTTAAACATTTCTAGGGAGGTGCATCAGTTGAAGCCGGTTCTTGATGTGACTGCGGGGAGCCGCATGATGTGGTTTGACCGTGGTGATGATCGCGCTGTCTTCCTTGACCAGCGACAAGAGGAGCACGTTTTGTGCGATGGTAGATCATTGATTATTGATCCTGATGTTGTGGGTGATTTTCGGGATTTACCTTTCCCTGATGCAAGTTTCCGGCATGTGGTTTTTAATCCTCCACATTTGGAGCGACTAGGCCCAAAAGCGTGGACTCGCGCAAAATACGGCGCGCTACTTTCCTCGTGGCGGGATGATTTGGCGGCTGGTTTTTCTGAGTGCTTTCGGGTGCTGAAACCAAACGGGACGCTGATTTTTAAATGGAATGAAGATCAAATTCCGGTGTCGGAGGTTCTGTCTTTGACCTCGCATAAGCCGATGTATGGGCATCGGAGTGGTCGAGCTAGTAAGACACATTGGATTGCTTTTTTGAAGGAGGAGTTGTGAAGGATATTTTTCTACCCGATCCGGATCCTGGAACTCATTGGGAGTTTCGAAAGCAGGATTCTTTGGTGGGCCCGTATTTTGTGTTGGTGAATTCGGATGACGGTGCTGAGCTCGGGAATGTGTTGCTCGATGCTTACGTTTTTCGGTCTGGTCTGATTCGGGCGGCAAAGAAGGTAATCGAGAGGCATCGTCTGTCGATTGACCGTGATCGGGATTTGAAGGTGCTTGCGTCTAGGTATCCGTATCGGACACCTAGAAGATATAAGGAGATGGGCCGTGGCTAATGACACGAAGAACATTGTTCGAGCATCGCAGCCGGTGCTCGATTTTTTGATGGGCGATAAAGGCCAGGTCGATTTCGCGAAGGTGATTGAGCCTGAGTACTTGGATTCGGCGGATTGTCGTCGCGATACGTGGGGGACTTCCTCGAACGCTTATGAAACTGAGCTTAAGGATGGAGATCTTCATTTCACTACTTCTTGGGCCCCTCCGACGAAGGTGATCGTCAATTTGTCAACGATGTTCCCTGATGAGGTGATCCGGTTCGCTTACGCGGATGAGCACAGCGAGGACAGTTACCTGGTGTGTGAGCTGAAGGCAGGCTGGCCTACGAAGTTTCATCATTTCCCTGAGGGGGATCCAGGTGGCTACAACCTTTGGTGCTTGATCTATGCGGGGCAGAGTGCTCGAGCTTATGAAAAAGACCTTGGGGCTGCGGATCGTGATCCGGATGATTTTCCTGATGATTTTTACGATATTTTCTCGCGGCTTAAGGCTGTAGGTGAGTGCTCGTGAGTTTTATTGATGATGTGGATCAGGGGAATTCGTTTTCTCCGTCGACGTTGAAGCCGTCGCAGAATACAGCAAACGAGAAAGACAGGTGGCTGCCAAGTGGTGTGAGGAAGCATATTCGTTCAATTGAGCCTGGTGCGGATGTTCAGCATTTGCCGCCCGTGGTTGTGAAGTATTTGAGGGATCAGGAATTGGTTCATTTTCCGAAGCGTGGGCCAAACATGGGCAGCCTTGTTTTGAATTCGGTGGGTTTGCAGGTTCGGAGTAACAACATTAAAAGATTGGAAGGGAAAGTCTAATGACCAACCAAGAAAACCCAATCGTCGCGCCGGGGATTGTGGAGCAGCTGATGAGGGCGCATCACAAGATTGTTACTGAGCTGCAGGCGGAAATTAAGACGCTGAAGTTTGATTTATCAATGGCTACTTCTGCTGGCGATTTGGCGAAAAAGGATGCTGATTCGTGGTTTGCTGCTCGTGAGGAGTATTGGGGCAGGGCGCAGTCTGCGGAAAAGGACTTGAGTGATGTTCAAGATGAGTTGGCGAAGTCGCGAAATGAGCTTGCTCATGCGAATGTGCAGGTGGAAAGAGCTGAGCGTGAGCTTGTCGACGCGAAGAAGAAGCTCTTCAAAGAGGATCAACAGGTTGAGTCTTTGCTCGAGCACATTGCCGATATGGACACCGATCTTCTGCAGCTGAAACAAGGTGTAAGAGAGGCAATGGCTGGGAGTGAGGGAAGCTATGCGTTGATGATGGAGGCGTTTAGGAAGATTCGGTTCCTGGTCGCCAGCGACAAAACGGATGTTCCGGAGGGGCCTGCCATTCCGGCGGAAAAGTTATTCCTGAATGGAAATCTAAAACTTGTAGTCGGACGTTCAGGCGCTGGAGTTGTCCTTGAAGATTCTCATGGAAGCTGCATCAAGATCACCGCCAATAAATTGAAACCGCTAGGGGAGTGTCTCCTGGCGGTTCACTATTTCAATGAGGGTGGTGGCAATGACAACGTTTAAGCCGCGGGTGTTCATTTCGGGTCCGATGACTGGTATTGAGTATTTCAATTATCCGGCTTTTCATCATGCGGCATATCAGTTGGAGGCTGAGTTTTCGATTATCAGTCCGGCGCATCGTGATAATGGTATGCCGTTGCAGCCACCCTCTGCGGGTTCGGAGAAGCCGTGGACGTATTACATGCGGGACTCGTTGCGAAAGTTGATGGAGGCGGATTGCATTTTCATGCTTCCTGGTTGGGAAACTTCGCGTGGTGCTCAGATTGAGCATCATCTTGCGGAGCTGCTTGACATCAAGGTTATTAATCCAAATATTTTAGGAGGTTCTGATGAAGATTCGTAAAACTCTTGTCGCTGCTATGGCTGCGGTGACTGCTTTGGCTCTTGTATCTTGTGGTACTCAGGCTGATCGCGCGTCCTACAACTTGAGTAGGGAAGCGGATAATTTCAATGTTCCTCGTCGTGTGGTGATGATCAATACGATCACGGATAAGCCTTTGATGGAGATCGTCGGTTACCTTTCGATCAAGTCGGATAATGCTGATGGGCAGCTTGAGATCACGGTGAAGAATGAGGATGGGTCTTTCAAGAAGCACTTCATCGGCCTGTCACCAACAATTACTTACACGCTTGAGGATTTGGCGGGTACGGATATCAGCCCCTACCGCTACCAGATCAATTACCTTCCGGAGGCGATCATTCCGATTGAGCTTGTCGACGCCTCGGATTCACCGGCGTGGGAGGGTGATGGCCGATGACTGAAAAAGTTCCGGTCGATAATGAGACGCGTCAATTCCGTGCAGGTGTTGCGGGCATCGCCATAACGATCATTTGTATATTTTTCGCGTTCGCTGGTTGTGAAGCGCATAGTCACACGAACCCTCCGGCAAGCCGGTGTCTGTACGGGACGATTCTTGTGAAGGTTGATTCCGGCTGGGGTTGCGCTCCGATTTCGGAAAGGGGGAATTATTCCCATGAGTGACATTTTTTCGCGTGCTAAAGAGATCGCCGCCAAGGAGGTTATGAAGCAAGAATGGGGATCGAGTTTTGATGTTGAGGGTGATGTTTTTGAGATTTCGACTAAGCATCCTTGGATGAATGTTCCTCTTTTGCTGGCGGAGACCTTTACACAAGTTTTTGCGGATACTTTGGTCGAGTTCCCGAAGGTGGTCCAGGCGCTATCCGAAGAGGTTTATGTCTATGGCGTCCAGGTGCTTGCTTCTGATGGTGAGTGGCGTGTGGCGTCGACTGTGGTGTGTTTAGCTCAGGATCCGCTTGATGGGAAGTGGTTCCCCACTGCAGATGAGGCAATCAAGTTCCAGGAGGAGATTGAGTTGAAGTGTGCGACTCGGGTGTGTCGTCGACGTGTGTCGCCGATTGAAGAGTTTGTTCCCGGCGCGCAGGAGGAGGGTGTTTGATGAGGTTTCTTAAAGGTCTTTTTGTTGGTGTTGAGTGGCGTGCGATTTTCTGGTCGGTGCTGATTGGTTTCACGATTCAGCGGGCGTTTGATTATCCGGTGTTTATTGCGCTGTCGGTGTTGTGTGCTTATTTCGCAGTGAGAGGGATTGTGCAGGCTGAGATGGAGAAGATTGATGTTGAGATCAGATTCCGGGAATCGTGAGAATGTTGATGTGGTGATCACGGTCAATCCGGATGAGGTGCGTGCGTGGGCTGAAAAGCATGTGCATCATATTCCGGCGGCTGTTGCTTTAATCCTTTTCCGTGGGGCTGATTTTTATGCCGGCATGGAGGAGGAGATTGATTACAGGATTGTTAATCCTGATTCGAATGGTGGCAGGTATGAGACGAAGAGGTTTCATCGATATTGCTCACCCTGGGCCGAGGATTCGGCATAACCCTTAGGGGTTAATTTTTATACCCGATCTGGTTAGGGACTGTCCCTATGCAAGTTTTTTGAAGGCGTCGACTCATTGTGGTCGGCGCCTTCTTTGGATACAAGAAAAGGAACGAAGCAATGAGTAAGCAGCGTAAGGAATATGCCTATGTAGCTAGTCGCATCGACCCAACCACCACCAAAAACCTTGGGGATTTTCATATTCGCAGAAAGCTTCCTACAAACGAATGGGGAGAAGATTGGTCGGAAACGTACCACTATGCCAGTGAAAACTATGCAGGCAGTCACGGCGTATCCAGGCGGGGGAGGGTCGTTAATCGCAGAAGCCTCATCCATATCACCCGAGGCTCCCGAATCCACAACGAGTGCATTAAAGCGGTCGAACGCCTACTAGAAGAGGAAAACCTATGACTGAGCCAGTGATGACACCACGGATTCCAGACAACTTGAGTGCTGTGGTCTGGGCGCAAAACGACGGACGTGTAGGAATCTTCATGAGACCAGAAACCAGCGACAGGCACGCGACTATGGCTTTCGCTAAAGCCATGCAGCTACTTCACAACGAAAGGGAAAACAATGAGTAATCAACGACGTGCGGTGGAAATAATTCACAAAGCGATTATCGATGCGCCACGTTATCGGGGCGTAGAAAACGATATACCCAAATACATTGCCCACGCTTTAGATGTTGCTGGCCTACTCATTCGAGAACTTCCGGAGCCACATGTCACCGATATGGGTGGTTCTGTCAGCGCAACATTCCCAGGTGCCGGATGCGTAGCACCCACTGACAAATACGGCCCGCAGTTCATCGTCATCTTCGGCGATGAAGAAGCCTCCGAGGCAACACTCGCCACGGGTGAACGACTGACCGCGATCAAACCTGAAGACCTAGACAAGCTCATTGCCTGTCTGATCACCACAAGAAACCTCATAAACAAGGAGGAAACCAAATGACAGGACCACATGGCTTCATCAACATCGGGCCAACAACATCCAGGCGATCCACCATCGACCAGCTAGTTGATGTCATCACCCACCTGGTGAAGGAAAACCAAGACCTCAAAGAAACTAACGCGACACTGATCAAACAATCAATTGTCGCGCCGGGCTCTGAAGAGCACGAATTCACCTGGCCTGAATTCCCAGAAGAGTTCGACGAAAACGGGAACCGGCAAATCCCGGACCAAGAAATGTACTACATGTTCGACCAAGCCGCCGAGATCATCCAGCGGCACCCAGTGTTCAAAAAGAACTACCGATCATCGACCGTCACTCAAGTACTCAAAGAAGAGGCTAAAAAATGGACCGCCGAGAAACCGAAAAAACAGTGAACTATGACGACCTAAGCCAACTGGAATTCCCCTTCCAAGTAATCCCAAGCACCTACGAGGAAATCGGCAACGCAAAGAAAGCACACCGACTCCTCGTGCACAACCTGGTCGACGCCATCTCCAAACTCACCATCCAACACCAAGAACTCATCATCGAAAACGCAGTACTCAAACAAGAAAACAGCATCCTCCGCGCGCAAATCAACCACCAACGAAAAATACGATGGCAGCGCGCCGGGCAGTAAAAAAGCGTAACCCCTATCAACGCGGCTGGATCCACGAATTTCTTCAACCCGTAGCACCTGATCAATGTGTGTGCTTGGGATGTGACCAGCCGCGTTTTCATGCCTCCCTGGTGGGGCACTGCGAACAACACGACCACCAGATCAGGAATGTGCAGCGGAAAAGAAAAGGGGAGCGCTGCATCCAATGCCAAAAATCAACCTATAGGGCCAAGCTCTGCAGACTCTGCGCCACAAAAGCAATGGCCCCATGGAACCCACAGAAAGGAATCTACCCATGACACCCCAAGAAATTGCCGACAAGCTCACCCCACCTCTCAGGCTGGCGCTCCTGGACTTCGCCAGAGGGAAACGCGGACTCTCGAAAGAATCCCTCGAAACCTTCGAACGCCTTGGGCTTCTCGAAATCGACGAATGCGGATCCACGATCTACACCGACCACACCAATAAAGTCATTGCAATCATCGAAAGGGAACGACGTGGATAACGAATTCGAAAAGAAACACCTCGCCATCACCAACACCAATTCAGACGGCATGGAATATATCGTGTCCAGAGTGGTTGTAAAACCATTCACGATGACGTTCATTCCTAGAGACATGATGATCGAATACGCCACCAGGGGAACCTACGTTCGATTCCGTAGAACACTGAAAATACGCATGGATAGATTTGAACGCCTCTGCAGAGCAATCGCCGACACACACGAAACCATCGACCTCAACACACTCATGGATCTAGCACGACCACACAACGAAGTGCTCACACTTACCGAAAGGAAAGAATGAAACCCGCATACATCGGACTCGACATAGAGACCACCGGCCTGGACCCCCACAACGATTCCATTTTGGAAGTCGGAGTGGGGTTTTTTGATACCAACCTGAATTTGATCCACGTGACCTCGCAAGTCATCGGATACGACCAAAAATACTTCACCAAAATGGTTCACAGCATGCCAGAAGTCGTCAAAGAAATGCACACCAAAAACGGCTTGATCGACGACATCCTTACATCAGATAATCCGCGTCGTAGAGAAGTGGAAGACTCACTGTGTGACCTCATTGATGAATACACCGATGAGCAACTTCCCATGCTTGGATCATCGATCACCTTTGATCGAAGCTTCCTAGATGAGTACATGCCAAAACTTCACCAAAGGTTCCATTACCGATCATTGGACGCCACATCAGCGAAGTTCGCGGCACTGTCCCAATTCCACGAAGAAAACCAACCCGAGATAGAAACCGCTATCTCTGATCTTTCTGAATCATTGACCCACGCAATGATCGAAGAGCACGGATTATCGAAAGATGTCGCCATCCCACACAGAGCAGCCTACGACCTGATCGCTTCCGCAGCTTTAGTGAAATCGTCAATGGCGATGGTGAAATCACTCGGCTTCCACGAAAAAGCGCAGTGAATCTTTGTAATTTGTGCGGACGAAAAATCAAGTGGGGAACTGACCATGGTCGTTGGTTCCCCCTTGATCCGACACCTCACCCTGATGGCAGGTTCCTCCGGATCAAAGGAAAATACATCTATGTTTTCGGGGTGAGGCGTGAACTCGCACAAATCAAAAACCGGCCCTTGCTCGACCTACATAATTGCCCAGAAAGAGAGCGCTATGAAGGAACCCCCAAAACTTAAACCCGATCGATCAAAACCAGCCTTCACAGCAACAGTCCTCCTTTGGATCATGCTGGCTATCCCAGGAGCAGTCGGTGCACTGATCTACCAGGAATGGCTAGTACTATGTGGAATTGCAGCCGGCCTTATCTTCATTGTCTTGCTCGCGCGGTTTATCCGCCATGAATCACAAAAAGTGGAAGCCCATGAAGAGCACATCATGAAACTGTGGAGGTATTGACCGGTGGATGAATTCGAATTCCGAAACGATGTCCAAAAGTTGAAGCGCGGATATCTGGAATTGGATCAGCTGAAGTATCAAAAGATCGTCCGATCAGAGCGCATCATGAAGTCGGCGCCTGGTTCTCAAGCACCAGCCCAATCGTGGCCAATGCACACGAAGATTGATCTGGTCAGAGATCTTCACGAGGTCGCAGCGGATGCAAGAAACAATATCGCGCCGCATGAATCTTTGGCTTATCCGAAGAATCATCCGGAAGCTGGCAACCTTTTCAGCGGCCCAGACCTCTGTGACTGGCTGTATCTCAAAGCTAACCCGTTGTCTGAATGGCCTATCGCTGATGAAACTGTTGGCGAAACGGTCCGCTCGCAAATCACTTTCATTGCACGAAACATTCCCCACGAAGAGGACATTCCTCAACGCCAAGAGCCGTGGCAGCTCGCGCCTGTCATCATCCAAAAACTCGAAAAGGTGGGTGTCACGATCACCCCTGAGCAGCTTCGCCAATGGGGAACACGTGGGCACATCCAAGTGGGGAAGCGTGCCGGCAAGAACACCTATCGACTCAGCCATGTTTTGAGGCATTTGAAAGGTAAGGAAGATGAAGAATAAGTGGACGCTTGTCATTGAAGCCGAGGGTGACAATATCGTAAAGATGTACCCAAAGGGAGATCCGATTCCGGGAGATGCTATCCACGTGCTCACCGTCGCGTTAAGTTCTTTGATCGTTAGCAACACCGTTGCTGGTGTGAATCGTGAGGAATTGGGAGTTCATGTCGCAGGGTCTTTGGGGGAGCTGATTCAGAAAATGTCAGTGCATGAAAAGGGGCGGCGCCCTAACACCTAGACATTTGTCACAGTGACAGCTACAATCGAACCGACGACACCGCACGCCCTCGATAACCTGGGTTGTGCGGTTTTGTTATTCCTTGAGTGAGTTCGTGGGGTTCTCATTTGGGTTTAGTCACGTCTTTGATCATCAGACGTTAAAGGATGATCTTCGGGTGATTGGCGCATGGAGTAGAGCACGGGGTCGCGCCCCGGAGAGCAGGTGCAACTCCTGTATCACCCACAGAGGTTGCCACTACATACGGCCTTGTCGGGCTACGAGGCAACGGCTTTCGGGAGCGACAACTCCTCGGGAAGTGATCACACTGAAACGGATTCGCGGAATTGTGTGCGACTGGTCCTCGTTACGGACATTTTGGTCATTAGCTCAATTGGCAGAGCGGCGGTCTCCAAAGCCGTTGGTTGCAGGTTCGAATCCTGCATGATCAGCAGGTGCTGTTAGACCCGCAAAAGAATTGAACGGGAAGAAGATAATAACTTCACGCACATACATGAATCGGTAGCAGGAGGAAGTCATCCCCGGCATGTCACGTGAGAGCGGTTCAAATCCGCGCAGCACCGCAAGGCGGTTTGATTAGTCAGGCCGCGTTTCCCTCCAAAGCTTAGGCTTTGCGCAAAAGGTTCCACCGCGCTGATAAGAGCTTCGGCTCTTCCATTTTTGGATAGGTGCGGTGGTCAATTGATCATTAGCTCAATGGCAGAGCATCCGGCTGTTAACCGGACGGCTGCAGGTTCGAATCCTGCATGATCAGCAAAAGATAATCAATTGAATAGGAGTGGTCATGACTTACAAGCTTCTTATCCTTGCTCAAAGTCGTAATGAAGCCCGCGATTGGGCACGCGAGAATGGAATGCACTGGCGAGACTATGTGATCGCCACGCCTTATTGGTCTAGCTCTCCACTTCGAGGGTATTCATTTAGTAAGTACCAGATCGTAGGCGCACCAATCTTCTTAGATGGGCAGATCGAATCTCTCATATTGAAGTTCGCTTCGTCTGAAGAAAACCTTGGAACTTATCGCCGAATGGTTGAAGAGCTAGGGGAGCGTAAGGCTGCATACGCCAAGAAGCGAGAAGAGTACGCAGAACACACACGGTTAGCATCGTGAATAGCTAAATAGCCCGGCGCGCTTGGCGATTCGTCCCGCCTACAGCGAATCAAAAGAAAATGCAGGCCACCAGTAAAAAACTAAACAGGGGGAATCGCATGAGCTTACCTATCGAAAATCACGTGAAAATCAGCAACTCCGGCAAAATCACCATCGACGGACGTGAGGTGCTCGTCACGCAGGACAGCGTTGAATTGCTCAACGCAGGTGGCAACGGAGACCCCATAGAGCTGAGACTGACTCTCATACCAGCATCGATCACACTGGAAAATGACGTTTAACAACAGGTGAGGAGGTGAGTATGACCCTCCACATCGTCACCGGCTCACCAGGCTGCGGCAAGTCCACCTGGATGAGAAACACTGCCAAGCCGGGAGATATCCAGATTGGATCCGACGAACTTACCAACGCACTCACCGGGCAACAAGAGTCCAAACACCACCACACCACTACGGCGAAGAAGATCAGCAAGGCTGCGAGGGAAGCAGCCATCCAAGAAGCAATCAAGCACCGCAACCAGGTTGATGTGTGGGTACTGATCTCCAACCTGACTGACTCGCAGGCAGCGCAGTGGCGCCGGCATGGTGCGCGCTTCATCGTCATTGACCCAGGCTATGACCTAGCCATGCAAAGATGTAGAGCACACAGGCCGGGCTACAAACACCGCCTCGTCGACTCCTGGTACGACCGGCGCAGTGAGTGGCCACGTGACGCAGAGATCATCGATCCCGGCGAACTCGACAGCCCAGGACAATACAGCGCACCACCAGCCAAGGACAAGGTGAAGCGCGGCAGCGTCGCAGTCCACGTAGTCACTGGTCCACCAGCAGCCGGCAAGTCCACCTATGTACGAGACCGACGCCAGTCAGGCGACGTCACCATCGACTATGACACCATCGCCAACGAACTCTCCGGCCTGGAGCCTGCCAACCATGGGCACACCCAACACATCAAGCAGATCACCAAGAAAGCCCGCCAAGCAGCCATCGACGCAGCAATCAGCATGGACGGCGACCACACAGTATGGATCATTCACTCCTCACCATCACCAACACTCCTGCAGTACTACAAGAGCATTGGTGCTGTGATCGACGAGGTTGATCCAGGAAAAGACGTCGTCATGCGTCGAGTCAAAGCGGAACGACCAGCAAGCATGTTAAAAGTCGCTGCAGCATGGTACGCCAACAAAACACCCCAAGTACCACAAGCACAGGCAACAACCACTGAGCGTGGCTACGGCTGGTCACACCAGCAAAAACGCGAAAGCCTACTACGCGCACACACAGATGGCAGTCCGTGCTGGTGGTGTGGACTGCCGATGCATAAGGACAAGGCTAAGAACTGGGATCAAAAGGCATTGGCGCGTGATCATCTCGAGGCTGATGGCGCAAAGAACCGCTCGAAAGCTGATCAGCTGCTTCACTTCACATGCAACTCGCAACGCCAAGACGGGCGAAATGACCACATTCGCCCAGCAATAACTGGTCGTCATCCGTCTGAGCCGCTCGACACGTCGACGGTTTCGGGGTCGGGCTTCAGCTTCGGTGGCGTGTCTTTCTGCACCTGACCAGCACATATAAGGGCACCCTAATAATCTTAATGGGGTGCCCAACCCCTGACCCCCCTTCGGCCCGCAGTCAGGGATTTTTTACACTCGCCCAAAAAGTTTGCCTGACCTGCGGAAAGGAATGACCAAAAGTTGCCTAATCCTGATGATCTGGAAGCGCTGTTTGAGCTAGAAACCTTCGAGGCAGGCGGTAGGGAATTATGGGACGGGATGAGCGATTCACGTGACCCTTCTGACGTTGTTGCACTTGTGGTTGAGAGCTGTCGTATTAAGGATCGTCTCGATCGGCTGCACCGGCTGGCGTCACGTGATGATCATGAGTGGGGGCGAATCATCCCACACAGGGATTCTGATACTGAATTCGTGTTGGAGATCAGCAATGTGCTCCGCGAGCAACGCCAAACCGAGGTCGTCTTTAAGCAGCTTGTTGCGGAGGTGAACAGGAGGCGGGAGGCATATGACAACGATGACATTGACGAAGAGGGAGGACTATCCGACCTCTGATGATTTCCCGGAATTGACGGGCAAACAGTCTCCGCTTTTTCTGCGTGAAGCACCAGGCGATCATGAACATGGTAGGAAAAACATTGAGCTGGCGCGCCGGGCTGGTGTGAAGCCGATGCCGTGGCAGGAAAATGAAATTAATGCGATGAATGCCACTCAGGAGGATGGGAAGTGGACGCATTCGGATGCGATTCTGATCGTTCCTCGTCAGAACGGTAAGTCGCTGATTGTGGCTTTGGTTGTGCTTTACCGAATTTTCGTCCTTGGGCAGAAAGTCCTTTTCACTGCTCAGCAGTGGGATACGGCAAAAGAGTTGTGGGAAGAAACCTGGAAGATCGTTAAGAGCCGCAGGTTCCTGCAAAAGCTTGTAACAAGCAAAACCTGTTCGCAGGGCCGGGGGACAATCTTCTTAGCGAACGGTGGTCGAGTGGTTTTCACGACTCGGTCTGAAGATGCTGGTCGTGGTTTGACGAAGATTGATCTTTTGATTTACGACGAGGCTTATAACCTCACGGATGGTGAGATGGCAGCGCTGTCGTTTCTTTCGCAGGCCGCTGAAGATCCGCAGGTGTTTTTCATGTCGTCGTCGGTGCATAAAGATTTCCCGCAGCATCAGAACGGGAAAGTTTTATCGGCGATGCGGCAGCAGGCATTAGAGGAGTGGGATCCGGAGGAGCCTGCTTATCTAGCGGAATATGCAGCACCGAAAGAACTTGACCCGAGTGATGAACAGACGTGGAAGATTTCTAACCCGTCGTATGGTGTCATTTCTGATCGGAAGAAAATGCTTCGGATTATGAAGCGTATGAACACTGAAGCAGGCCGGATTAACTTCGGGGTGGAAGCGCTTGGGTGGGCTTCGTGGTTTGAAGATCTTACTGGAACGGAATTTACCCCTGTGGTCTCTGATGAAGATCTTGATGAGGTCATGACCGTTGATGCGCCGATGCTGTCGCACAGTGTGGTGTGTGTTGATGCGTCTCCTGATCGTGAGTTCTGTTCGATCGCGCTAGGTGGTAAGGCCGGTGATCAGGTTTATGGGATGGTCGGCTATCACAGTGCTCTTAATGTGAAAGTGGTTGTCGACGCCATCATTGAGGTCATTAAGGTAGCTAACCCGATGGCGATTCTTATTGATCCGAAGTCGCCTGCTGAAGTGCTGGTCGCACCTCTTGAAAAGGCTGGATATGACGTGACGAAGCTTTCTTGGTCTGATGTTAAGTCCTCGACTGCGGCGTTCCTTCAAGGTGTTGATGATCGTGATTATCTCCTCCAGGATTCGCAGATTATCCGTGATGGCATCGCGTGTGCGGAGCTTCGGGAGGATAAGGACGGAGGTATCGCGTGGGCTCGCAGGTCGGGAATTATCAGTCAGTTGGTTGCGCTGTCAGGGGCTATGTGGGGAGTGCAGCGTTTCGCGCCGTTGCCGAAGAAGAAGAACATGCCTGTGGCGAAGAATCGTGTGGTTCGTCGTCCTCGCAAAAAAGTTCGGCATTACTAGGAGGTGGCAATGGCTGATGTGAATACTGTTTCTGGGGAGAGGGGTTATGCCCGTCCTCAGAGGCGGTCTGTGATTCGTGAGGATAACCCAGATCTGATTCATCCTCGTTCGGTGCGGACTTTCGCGAAAATGGCGAGGGAGGACGCTCAGGCGAAGTCGGTCATTAAGGCTGTGACTTTGCCGATTGAGCGTACGACGTGGCGAATTGCGCCTAATGGTGCGGATCCTGCTGTTGCTCGGATGGTGGCGGAGGATCTTAACCTTCCCATGATTGGGGATGTTGCGGCTGATCAGAAGTCGAATCTGGGGAAAGTCGCTTGGCAGGAACATTTACCGTGGGCGTTGAAGATGCTGGTTTATGGGCATGCTTTCTTTGAGAAGGTTTATACCGATGGGTCTGATGGCCCGCAGCGTTTGCGGAAGCTTGCTCCTCGACTCCAGGACACGATCAAGAAGATTGATGTTGCGTATGACGGTGGGTTGGAGTCGATCACGCAGAAGGCGACGACTGATCGTAATGGACGTTTTTACCCTGAAGTTGAGCTGGAAGTTTCACGCCTTTTGGCTTATGTAAATGAGCCGGAGGACATGTCTTGGGTTGGTACGTCGCTGCTTCGGCCGGCATACAAGCATTGGATTAAGAAGGATGACCTCCTGGAGCTTGAGGCAATTGTTCTTGAGCGTAACGGCATGGGGGTTCCCACCTACGAGAGTTATTCAGATTCTGATCAGGATGATATTGATCGTGGTCAGGAAATGGTGGAGGGGCTTCGCGCTGGTGACACTGCGGGCGCGTCGATTAAGAAGGGCTCATCACTTTCTATTGAGGGTGTGAAGGGGCAGCTAGTTTCGCCACGTGAGGCGATTGTCTACCACGATTCTCAGATTGCAAGGTCTGCTCTTGCCCATGCTTTGAACCTCGAAGGCAAGGGCGGCTCCTATTCGCTGGCGGAAGTACAAATGGACTTGTTCATCCAGTACCTGCAGGCCATCGCGGAGCGGATCGCGACGATTGCGAACAAGTATCTGGTTGAAGACATGGTGGAGAAGTTCACAGGAGAGCGGGTCGGACCGTTCCCGCTGATCACTTTTGACCCTGTGGGGTCGAAGAAGGAACTCACTGCTGAAGCGTTAGCTGGTCTTGTTCGTGATGGGGTGATCCGCCCCGATAAGGATCTTGAGGAAGAGATCCGACGCCGATACAACCTTCCACCGAAGAGGCCTTTGGAAGAGGCGTTAGCTGAGAAGAATTCAGAGAGGGGAAATAATGAACAAACCAACCCTGGCAGTTAGTGCCACAGGCAGTGCTGGTGAGGTCTTAATCTACGACACTATCGGCGGTTTTTGGAGTGAGACGGACGCGAAGTCTTTCGCTGAAAACATCGCGGGCCTAGAGGTCGATGAACTTACTGTTCGAGTGAACAGCCCTGGTGGTGATGCCTTTGATGGCGTTGCCATTATGAACGCACTGAAGCGCCACCCCGCGCGTGTTACGGCATATGTTGATGGGTTGGCGGCCTCTGCAGCATCAGTCATCGTGATGGGCGCTGACGATGTTGTCATGTGTGAGGGTTCGCAGATCATGATTCATGATGCGATGGTGTGGGCTGGCGGGAACGCTGGGGAGCTTGAGAAAGCTGCGACGATGGTTGACAAGCTCTCTGATGATATGGCGGGCATTTATTCCCGTAAGGCTGGCACTCCGAAGGATGAGTGGCGGGAGTCGATGCGGGCAGAGACGTGGTTTTCCGCTGCTGAGGCGGTCTCTGTAGGTCTTGCCGATCGCATTGATGAGGAAGAAACCGCAGATATTGATGTGACGGCGCTGGCACGGAATCCCGTGTTTGCCCAATTTAAATATTCAGGCCGTGAGCATGCGCCACTTCCGGCGATGCTTGCGGTTGACCGGAAGGATCCACAGATGGAACTACGTAAGCTTGTGGCGCAGAAACTTGGTCTGCCCGCGAACAATCTTGATGATGACATGGTGCTTGCTGCGCTTGATGAAGTCCTCCAGGAGCAGGAGCCATCGGAAAGCGAGGGCCCCGTTGATGCGGTTGCTGCTGCTGAAGAGGAACTTCAGCAGGCTCATGATGACAAAGACCCCGTCGATGACTCTGACCAGGTCATCGTAAGTAAGGACGTGTGGGAAGACGTGCTGGAACGTGCCGCACGCGGTGACGCTGCGGACGCTGAAAACGCAGAGCGCGAAGCTGACGAGCTGGTCACAGCAGCGATCAAGGAAGGCCGAATCCTCGCGTCTAAGAAAGACCAATGGGTGGCGCTAGCTCTTGATGATTTCGGGGCTACGAAGGCGAAGCTGGAGAAGTTTGCGTCAGGAACGATCCCGGTCTCTGAAAAGGGCCGTGGTGGATCTGATGCTTCCCGTTCAGCAGTTGCAACCAATCACAAGAAAATGACCGAGTCGTTCCTTGCTGCGACTGGTCTGAAGTAAGGAGAAAAATAGAATGGCTACTTTCAATTCAGTTAATTTGACCCGTGAAGCTGGCGAGGTCATTGAGCCGTACCGTCTGGTGTCTACCGCAGCAGGAAAGATCACTCATGCTGATGGCACTGAGCTTCCTTTTGGTGCAGTCACTGAGGGCGCAACGCCTGAGGCTGATCGTCCCGATGGGTACCTTGCACATGGTCTTCCGCATGTTGTGCGTGTTCACGCTGAGCAGTCTGTTGTGAAACTTCAGACTGAAGCAACAGGGCTCGTGGAAGGCGATCTGGTCTATGCGGCCGCTGATGGTCTGGTTGCGAAGACCGGCACTGTTGCCGTGGGCCTGGTGGATAAGCCCGAGTCAGGTGGCATTGTCCGTGTGAACCTTTTCCACCCGATCGCACTTGCTGCGAACGTCGCACCGTAACCCAACTCTTTTCCGCACCCTTTCCCATTGTGGGTTGAGGGTGTTTTTCATGCCCAAAGATAATCCCGAAAGGGGAAAAATAATGGCTCAAACTAATTCTGCATTCAGTGCTGACAAGATCACCGTTGAGGATATGGTCAGCGACCCAACTTGGATCTCTTCTTTTGCGGGGGAGTGGCTCGATGGCACAGATATTGCCGATGCGCTGTTCCGCGAGGGTGGCCCGAATGAAGGTGTGGTTGCATTCCGTGAAGCTGCGGCACCGTTCCTCAACGACGAGCCAGAGAATCTGGCCGAGTTTGCTGAGATCCCCGTGTCTGAGATGAATACCGGCAAGCTGCGTTCCATCATTGGTCAGCGTGTTGCTCTTGGTATTCAGATTTCCCGTGACATGGTTAAGCGCAACCAGCTGCATTTTGTCACCAATCAGCTGATCGCTCTGCGAAACACGATGGTGAAGTCTGGTATTGATTCTTCCATTGCGGCTTTCAAATCTGCGAATGTGCCAACTTTGAATGTCACGTTGGATTGGGAGAACGCTGACGCTGTCCCGCTGAAGGATTTGCGTGTTGGAAAGCGCATGGTTGCGAACTTCCGTGCCCCTAATGCTCCGGATAAGAAGATGGGATACAAGGCAGATACTCTGCTGGTGTCTGAATCTAATCTTGAGCTTGCTCTCTGGCACGAGTCAGTGCAGAAGCTCTTCCGTGGCAATATTGCTTCGGAGAACCCGCTGTACAAGGATGACGACCCTTCCTCTGTGTCTGGTCTTCGCATTCTGTCTCACCCGCTGCTTGAGGATGATGAAACCTACATTCTGCAGCGTGGTGTTGCAGGGTTCCGATCTGATGAGGATCCTCTGACGATCACTGACCTTTATGCCCCAAATGGCGAAAATGGTTACGGTGGTTCGACGCAGTCTTGGCGTGCTGATGCTTTCCGCAAGCGCATCATTGCTTTGGATAACCCTGGTGCGGTTGTCCGCCTGGTGGGAGTGACTCAGTAATGAAACTTGTTTTGACGGTTGGGACTTGGTATCAGCTTGATTCTGGTCGGTTCGTGAAGCGCGTCAAGGGTGATCTTGTCGAGGTGAGTGAGCAGACTGGTGCGTGGCTTTTGCGTGTTGGTTCTGCAAAACACCCTGGGGGCGAGGCAGAAGCTGAGGAATCTCAGGAGCAGGAAACTCTTTCTACAGGAGGTGTAGCCCCGGAGCCTGATTCAGAGGTTGAACCTTCTGAACCTGCTGAATCCCCGGATGAGCATACAGATGTAGTTGATCGTCCTGCGAACGCTGCGAACCGTGCCACCTGGGATGCCTACGCACGTAAGCAGGGCATCGATCCTACCCAGTTCAAGCAGAAGGATGAGCTGATCGCAGCCCTTCCCTAAGGAGGGACCATGGCGTTAGTAGAAGTCGATGACGTGACAGAGCGTCTCCCTGAAACTGTTTTGCCGCTTTCTGAGCATGACGAAATTCGTGTTGATCGGTTCTTGAACGATGCGGAAGAAATCATTCGGGATGCGTTCTTGCGGAATCATCGCTACTTGGACACAGAGATTCTTGTTGTTCCGTGGCTGGAACGTGCAGTGATTCGTACGGTGCGGGAAATGGTGTCAGCGTCGCTGATCATCGGACCTCATGTTGGGTTGAATAGTGCAAGCTCCACGACTGGTCCGCAGTCGGATTCTGCGTCGTATCGTGATGTGCCGATGGTGAGTTTTTCAGGCCCGAAGTTGACTGATGAGCTACGGGACGATCTTGGGCTTCCTATCACGGTGCGTTCGCGGTGGAAGTTCCCTTCCCCGCGTAAGTGGCCGGAGAGGAGATTCCGATGAGTGAAACTATCCGTGTTCTTGGTGAGGATTCTTATCATCCCGAAACTGGTGTCCTGATTCCAGGTGCTTCGCGCAGCATTGCGGGTTGCGTCATTGACACCGCTGGTCAATCAAAGATCGATGGTGCCGATGTTTCTGATGGCAACACTAATCGGCTCCGGGTGCTGGCCCCTGCAGGGGCAGTGATATCGGAGGGTGAGGCCGTTGAGATTCGTGGCCTCGTCTACTACGTGGCTCATATCCCTTTTGATTATTCCGTTGGACGCCGTCCTGTTCTTGCTAGGCATAAGCCGAAGACGCTTTTCATTGTGGAAAGGCGTGAGGGCTGATGGCAAAAGCTGGTAAGGCAAGCATCGTTATTGATTCTGATCGGCTAATGGAGTGGGTGAGGAAAGCCCACACAGAAACCGTTCATGATACTGCGGAGGATGTAGCGGAGACCGTGCGGTCGAAGCTTCCTGAAGATGTGGAAGTTGTGGTCAATGATCATATTTCCGCTGCGGGGAGGCCTGTTTCGGTGGTGACGATCATTCATCCTTCAGGTATGGCGCGCCAAGCTCGAGACGGCATTTTAACCCGGTCAGCTGCTGAGCACGGGTTGACGGTCACCAGGACGGAGGACGGCTGATGTTTTGGTTTCAGCAGGACGCTCCCACGCTTTTGCGGATGAAAATTAAGCAGGCCATGGGCGAGCAGGCTGATCGGGTGGTTGAGGAAGTCCCTGATGGGTGGACTCCGCGTGATGGCCCGATCATCACCGTTGTCGCTGACGGGCCTCAACGATCAGCGCAGGCCACAGATCAGGAGCTTGTCAGAGTTACTGTCCGTTCGGGAGTGCACAGCGCATCTCGAAAAATCATGACCGATATTGAGGCATTTTTCACAACCCCAGGAATTCATCTCCTGGGGTTTTCTATTTCCAAATCACGCGGAACGAAGCTGATTTCGGGGCCTGACTCCTTTTTTGGTGGATATTTCGCATCTCGCGTGTACGGCGTGGGAACAACCCGAAAGGTAAAGAATAATGGCGCTTAAGCGTAACCCTGCTTGGATTAAAGATCTGGAAGACCGAGAAACTTTCATTAGTTTTCTTGAGGATCCAAAGATTGGTCTTGGTGGTCTTTTCGGCGATGGCTGGCACACCGTTGGTATTGAGACCGATGACTCCACTGCGGCTCTGAGTCGTGAGCTTACCGAGTCCACCACCGTTGGTTCTGGCTATGGTGTGGTCTCTCGCTCTTTCAAGGCTGGCGCGGTTTCCTCCGTTGTCGACGCCCTGGAGGAGAACCCGGTTGTTGACTACATCGAATGGCCTGACACCGCACGCAGCTCTGACGGCAAGGTTCTTGGCCGTCGTCATAGCTCTAAGGTGGCTCGAGCACATGTGGCTCGTGTGACCGTTGGTAACGATGGCACGGTCAAGATTCAGGTCACCCGTGTCAAAGCAATGCTGACTATTGCTGAGCGTCCTCGTGGTGACGCTGCTGCAGGCAAGACGATCAATATCTCCTACGTCCCAGACTCTGACAAGTTTGTTTTTGAGGACCGTTTCTTCAAGGTCGAGGGAGGTGCAGTTGTGGAGTTCACTCCTAAGCGTTTCGTTGAAGATACCGCGATCACTGGAACTGAAAAGGTTCAGGTCGGTGGCGAAGGCGCTGAAGCAGCCGAAGTCGAGTTCGAGGAAATTGACGATAACCCAACCCCTCCAACTGGCGGCTAATCCATAAATTGCAGGGCCTAAGCGTTTCGTGGTGATTCCGCTTAGGCCCTCTACTGATCTTTTGCTGAATCACCACCATTTTTATACCCGATCCTGCTAAGGATCTTCTTTGAAAGGAATCACCACCATGGCACCAAAGTCCATCGATAAAACTGAAGTCGTCCGCAAGACAGACGAGCAGCTCGCTGCAGAGGAAGCAAAGATGAATGCTGATGCTGCGTCCGCAGCTGAGCGTGAAGCTCTCGAGGTTGAGACGGTCACTTTCACCGTGGATATCAACGGCACTGATGTTGAATTCACCACTCCGGCCGATATCCTCGATTGCTCCGACGAAGTCCTCGAGCACTTCGACAACAACAAGCAGTACGCAGCTTTCATGGCCATCATTGGCCCTGAACAAAAGGCAAAGATGCGTGCAGCTGGCTCCACAGGCCGCATAGTCATGGAAAAGGTCATTCCTGCGTGGAATGAGGCAATGGGCATGGGGGAAGGCTAAGCCTTTATCCGCTAGTCAAGAAACACCTCGATGAGGTGGAACTTGATTTCGCTGACCTGGGGTTTGATCTGCGGGATTGGTGGCGTCCCGATGGGGGAGCTTCCCGCATGACTACCCGCAGAGTTCTGCTCATTGTGTCTGGCTTAGCGAAGACCACCAGCAGGTTTTGGTGCGTCGTGCTAGGCACCGATCCGCTGAGCGATGACCAGTGGTTGCTCTCTGACATTTATGCAGCAACCACAGGTAAGGCTCATCCGATTCGAACTCGCAAGGCGGACCGTGAACAGCGTCAACGAATCGCGGAGAAGAAGGCGCGTATCCAACGTCGTGAGAAACGGCGCAATCGGTATCGGAATTTGTAGACAGTCCTGGTGGGCTGTCTTTTTTGTTTTCAGGAGGTAGCCCGCCATGAGTGTTGTAGGTTTCGCGTCGATCCCAGTGATCCCATCTTTGGACGGAATCACGAAAGATATTGAACGTCAGCTCTCCGGCCCTTTGTCGGCGGCTGCGAAGAAGGCCGGAGGGGAGTTTGAATCAATCCTGGCGAACTCGGCTGAGCAGGCAGCGAAGAAAGTTGAGCTCGCTAGGAAGCGTGAGGTTGCTGCTGCTGCGCAGGTGGAAGCGGCTGAGCGGAAGATCATGTCGGCGAAAGCTGATGTGGAAGCGGCCACCAAAAAGGTGGAGACCGCAGAAAAGCAGCTTGATGTGGTGCGTTCGCAGCAAAACCGCAAGGTGGAGGATGCGGAAAAACGCCTGAAAGATTTGCGTGATTCTGGCAAAGCATCGGCGGAGCAGGTCAAGCGCGCCGAAGAGGACTTGCAGATCACGCGCGGAAAAGCTGATGTCGCAATTGAGAAGCAAGAAGCTTCGGTGGAGACTGCACGCCGTAAAGTCACTGATCAGACCCACAAGGTTGAGTCGGCGGAAGATGATCTGAATGCTGCTCGCCGTAAGGCAAAGGACGCAGCGGATAACGTTGTGTCGGCTGAGAAGCGACTGCAGGATGAGCAGGATGAGACGGGGAAAACCACGAAGTCTTTGCGGGATCGTCTGCGTGAATTAGGCGATGAGCAAGATAGCGTGGCGGAGAAGTCCCGTGGTCTTGGCGACAAGCTCATGTCTGGCCTTGGCAAGGTTGGCACCGGTGCACTTTTGGGTGTCGGTGCCCAGATCGGTTCAACTGTCACTGAAGGTATTGGAACTGCGTTTTCTAAGGGTTTTTCTCGTCTTGCATCTATTGAGCAGGCCCAAACTATGCTTGAAGGTTTGGGTAATTCCGGCGCCCAGGTGCAGTCCATCATGGATTCAGCCATGGATTCTGTATCTGGAACCGCTTTTGGTTTCGGTGAAGCCGCGTCGATGGCTGCGACTTTCTCCGGTGCAGGCATCAAGGAAAGTGAAGAGCTCACCAGGATCTTGTCGCTGGTTGGTGATACCGCGGCGATCACTGGGGCTGATTTCACTGAAATGGGATCGATCTGGACGAAGGTTGCTACCAGCCAGCGCATAAGTACTGAGGAAATGAATCAGCTCATGGACCGTGGTTTGGGTGTTTTGCCTGAGCTGCAAGCCCATTATGGTGTCACCGCTGATGAAGCTCGAAAGATGGTCACCGAAGGAAAAGTTTCTTTCGAGGACTTCTCCGAAATCATGGAGAACATGGTCGGTGGCTCAGCAGCCCTGATGGGAGAAACTTTCTCCGGATCCGCTGCGAACATGCAGGCCGCGTTGGGGCGACTGGGTGCGAAACTTCTAGACCCGATCTATTCAAATGCCCCCGCGATTTTTGGTGCGATCGGGGAAGGCGTTGACCGCCTGGGCGAGCACATGGCTCCTCTGATTGAGGAATTTTCTATCCGGTTCGGCCCTATGATTGAGGACTTTGCTTCTCGCCTTGGCCCGTGGCTGATCGAGACGATCGATTCCACCGCTGAAAAGCTGAAGGAGTCAATCCGGTGGATTCGTGAAAACGAAGAGGGAATCAAAACAGCTGCGGTTGTAATCGGCGTGGCGGTTGCCACGTGGAAGCTGTGGAGTGCTGGCATAGCGATCAATAATGCTCGCATTCTCATTGGGCAAAAGGGCCTTTTGGGGTATATCGCCACAACGAAAATGGCGACGGCTGCAACGAAGCTGCTCAGTTTGGCGACTAAGGCCAATATTTTTGGCCTCATCGTAACAGGTATTGCCGCTGCAGTTGCCGGGTTGATCTGGTTTTTCACGAAGACTGAAACCGGCCGCGAAATGTGGTCGAAATTCACCACCGCGATTGTCGACGGATGGAACTGGACCACCGAAAAACTGGGTGCTGGTGTCCAGTGGATCCAGGATAAATTCAATAGCTTTACTGGCTGGATCTCTGATGCGTGGTCCGGGATTAGCTCACTTTTTAAGGGTGATTTCACAGCTGAGCTTCGTGAGTCGTTTGGTGTTGAGGAAGATAATCCGCTGATCTCCGGGTTCCTCAAGGCGCATGAGATTTTGACCGGAATTCCTAAGCTGATCACGGGAATTGCAGACATCCTTTTCAGGGGCGAGTTTTCCGGAATGCCTTTTGGTCTCGAGGAAGATTCCGGCCTGGTGAATTTCTTCTTCAAGATTCGCGAAGCAGTCATTAAGACCGGCGAGATCATTTCTGCTGTGTGGGATGGCATCGTCACCGTCGGTAAATATGCGATCGCAATCATCGGCACAATCGTGATCACTCCGCTGATTCTTTACTGGAACTCGCTCTCAAGTGCAGTGAAGCTTGGCTATGAGAAGCTGATTCTCCCCACCTTCAACGCTTTCGCTACCGCTGGGAAGTGGCTGTGGGAAAACGCTCTGAAACCAGCTTTTGCAGGTATTTCAGCTGCGTGGTCTTTCCTCGGAGATGCACTCGCTACCGGCTGGGCGTGGATCGATGAAAATGTCATCCAAGCTGTCGTCGCTGGGTTCGAATGGCTCGGCGAAGTCGTGCTGTCTGTGTTCGACTTCGTTGCTGAAAAGTGGCAGATCACCCAAGAGCTTTTCGCCGCAGGTTGGGCGTGGATCGATGAAAACATGATCCAGCCTTTCATAGCAGGTCTTGGCTGGCTCGGTGATAAATTTGCCGAAGTCATCGCTTGGATTGGGGAACAGTGGAATCTTGCCCAGATGCTGCTCGCTGCGGGCTGGCTGTGGATTGATGGGAATGTTTTCCAGCTTTTCCGCGACGGTGCGCAGTGGGTAGGCGATAAGTTCCAGCAGGTTGTCGATGGTATCGGCCTTGCGTGGGATGCTGCGAAGCTCATGCTTCATGCGGGCTGGTTGTGGATTGACCAGAATGTCTTTTCCATTTTCCGCCTGGGTGTTGAGCTGATGAAATCAGCTACCGAAACCGCAATGAACGGTATCGGCACTGCGTTTGATTGGCTCCGGGAAAAGACAGCTTCCCCAATTAACTTCGTTATCCGCGAGGTTTACATGGGGGGCATCCGCCAGGCCTGGGGCGCGGTCGCACGGCTCGTCGATGTACCGGAGCTTCCGGAGATCCAAGAGATCGGCGGATTCGCTCAAGGTACAGCTCGAGTTCCTGGTGCTCGTACCCGTCACGACAACATGCACATGGTCTCGAATGACGGTCGTTTTGGGATCAGCCTACGTGGTGGAGAAGGTGTTGTTGTCCCTGAAGTTGTTGATGGTCTCGGCGAGAAGACGATCAACGATCTGAACTCTGTTGGTCTCCGCAGTGGTGCCCAGGGTGTCCGTACCTATATGGAGCATTTCGGTGGTTTTTCCAATGGCGGAATTATCGATTCGATGATCGGCTTCGTGTCGAAGCACTTCCCGCAGCTGCAAATGACTTCGGGGTGGCGCTTCACTGATAATGGCTTGCACTCTCGTGGCCAGGCCGCCGACTTCTCGAACCAGGGGCAAGGCGGGCCGTCGACGCCCGAATCTCGTGGTTTGGCTCGTGCGATTTATCAAAACTTCCCGAACCAAACTGAGCAGCTCATTCACTGGAAGTTGGACGGCTGGGAAAACCTGTTGTCGGGCCGTCCATTTGATTATGGTTCAGCGACAAACGCTCAGCACACGGACCACGTGCACTGGGGAATGCTGAGCCCGCTGAATTATGACGCGGATGAGCTGGATCTTTCCGGTGGTGGATCCGGTGTTTTCGAAACTATCACCGCGATGGCAAAGCGTTTGTGGGATGGGTTCATCGATAAGGTTCCGTCTTTTGATGGATCCGGAATTATCGGCGATTTGCCGGAGGCATTCCTCAAGAAGACCGCCGGCACCGCATGGGATTACATCAAATCACTGGCGGACAAGATCATGTCAGCGTCGTTCTTCACAGGGGCCTCTGGTGCTGGTGCGGAGCAGTGGCGTGATCTTGCGAGAACTGCGTTGGCTCGATTCGGTTATGGCGAAGAGTACCTCGATGCGATGGTCAAGCAGATCGACATTGAGTCCTCTGGTGATCCAAATGCGATCAACCTCTGGGATGAAAATGCGACTGTTCGTGGTACGCCATCACGCGGACTTCTGCAGGTCATCGAACCAACCTATCGCGATGTTCGAAATAAATTCCCCGATGCGTTCGAAGGTCTCCCTGATGATCCAACCCATCCATTGACCAACCTTGTGGCTGGTATTGGTGCTTTGGAGCGAGACTGGGGAGGTCCTCCTGGTGGACGCTGGCCAACTAGAGATGGCTACCATGCAGGTGGTTTGGCTGGATCTGGCCAGGGCTGGCTGAAGAAGACTGCGATTGAGCCGGAATTCGTGCTGGCTCCGAATGAGACAAAGGCCTTGATGTCTTGGCTTGAGTCTTATCGTGCTGGCGCGACAGACGGCCTTCCGACGATCGCGATTTCTGCACCATCGTGGGAATCTTTCCAGGATGTCATGCAGTCTGCTTCCGATGCTGCTTTTGGGCTGGGTAATTCTTTGGCTGGTCCTTTCTTGGATTCCACCGAGGAAGTAGTCGCTGCGCTTGAAAAGCTTGAGGAAGCTCGGAAGAAGGCTGCTCAGGGTGATGAAAAAATCACCGAAGCTGAGAAAGCGTTGACGGCGGCTCAGGAAGAGCTTGAAGAAGCACTGAATGGGACTGCGGAAACTTCGACGTCGAATTCTCGAAAGCTTGAGGATGCGGAAGAGAAGTTGGCGGAAGCTCGCGAAGCTCAGGCCGAAGTCGCGAATAAAGAGCACAAGGATGAGGCAGCGCGTGCGAAGGCCTCGGCGTCGGCAGCTGAAAAGGTTGCGGATGCGGAGAAGAAACTCGCCCGTGCTCGTGAGGATGAAGCTTCTCAGCTTGAGAAGGATGAAACCAAACGCGCTGAGTCCATTGCGAAGGCTGAAGAGAAGGTTGCGAAGGCGGAGCAGGGCATCATTGATGCTCGTGATGAAGCCATCGAATCTGCGGAGGAAGTCGCGAAGGCTGAACGCGCTGTCGCTGCAGCAAGGTTGCAGGCGCTGGGTCGAGTAGTTACCGCCACTATGGGAAGTATCTCTACTCTTCTTGATGGGTTTGCTTCTTTGGCCGGTGCGATGGCTGAGATGGCAGCGCAGATGACAGAGACTGAAGACCAAATTCGTTCTCTTCGTGTGGAGTCCGCAGCTGCGGAAATCGCACGTCTTCGCGCTGCAGCTGCGATGGTGCAGGCTGAAACCGATTTGGAGGAAGCTCGTACTGGTGGAGCCGAGACGACACGTCGAATCGGCGATACTTCAGTTGAGGCATTGGGTAAGGCACTCCTGAAATTCCGCGAAACCGGTGTGCTCTCTGTAGAGATGATCACCGAAGCGGTGAATTCAGGAACCGCAGAGTCCAGTGAGCGCATCACCGAGACTCAGGAAGATATTCGCCAGGCGATGATCGCCGCTGAGATTGCCGCTTTGGATTATCTCGAGGCGTCGATCAATGCTCAGCATGTCACGGAGATGCAGCGGATTTTGACCGCGCAGCTTATGGCACAACAGGCTGCAATGTATGGGCTGGGTCAATCTCAGTTCACGGCGTTGGAGCTGCTTGTCCAGGGCATCGTGTCGCTGGTGGGTGGTGTCGCGAAAATCGCAGGTGCGGTCTTTACCGTGATTGCGGCGTTTGCGACTGGTGGTCCTGCAGGTATTTTGGCCGCGATTGCCGCGATTCCGGTGGTTTTGGATGGTGTCTCCGACATCGTCCAGGGGGCGACGAAGGTGCGAGATAACTGGGATGAGGGCTCACAGGCTTTCAACCAATTAGCCCCCGAAGCGAAGGTCGAGATCATCCTCGGCGGTATGGCATCGGTCGCTCCTGTGGTGGCTGGTGCTGCGGCAACGTGGGCAACTGGCGACGTCCAGTATCTTCTTGCTGGCATTGACGCTATGGGGAAGTCCACGGAAATCGTGGCCACCCACATGGAAGATATGGTCACCTACAAATTCGATCGCATCAATTCAAAATATGACGAGATGATCGAAGCCCAGAAGGAGGCTACTCAGGCGCAGCTTGATCAGATTGCGATTTTCCGTTCGGCTCTCGAGCTGATGGCGTCGACAACTGATCAAGATATTTTGGATCAGATCGATATTGATTCATTGCTGGATTCGGTGCGTGGGATTTCTGGTCGTGATCAGACTGCGGAGCTGGTGGAAGCTGAGCGCGAAGCCGCGGTGCAGCGTGAATCCACTGGCGCTGAAGTCGTAGCGATTCGGGAAAAGATGGACACGCCCACAGTGGTGAATGTGTCGATTGCGCCGGGTACTGCGTATTCGGCTGATGAGGTGGAAGCGATTCTTCGGGATATGTCGTCCAAGATTGACGGTCTGCAAATTCAGTTTGATGAGCAGAATTCAACGTCTGCTTCGGTGAAGGTCAATGCGAGACGATAGGAGGTTTTCATGGAAGTGAAGGTGGTGTCGTGGGATGGAACAACGTTTGATCTCACGACCAATGACCTTCCACGTGTCCAATTGGATGCGGGTGGGATTAATAGCCTCAAGGGTGCATTGACTATTTCGGCGGATTCTCGTCTGGGTCGTGCTGGTCAGACTCGCCGACGAGTGAAGATTCCGTCTTTTTCAGGTTCTTTGACTGGTCGGATTGTGGCGGAGTCAGAGGAGGAGCGGATCCGGCTGGTGTCTGCGTGGAGGCGCGCTTTCCATTGGAATAAGCCGTCGACGATTTGGTTGACGCCGACCGCCGGCAAGGATGCTTTTTGCCATGCGGTGTATTCCGCCCCGCTTGATATTCCAGCCCAGGATTTACGCGATCTTGAGGAGGTGCCGTTTTCTTGGGCTTTGGATATTGATGATGGGGTGTGGTGGGATAGCCCTCAAACTGGCACAGGTACTGTCACTGTGACGAATTGGGGTGATGACTATATATGCCCCTCGGTGGTGTGGAAGGGGACTTCTCAGAAGGTCACTTTGCCTTCCGGTGCGGTCATTAGTCTTCCGTATACGCCTTTGGCTCAACCGCGTCGTCTTTTGCTTGATGATGAGGAGTCGTTGATGGTTTTCGATTTGGACGGCAACGAAGACAGAAGTTTGTGGCCTATTGAGACTGCGTTTGCCGAAGGTGTTCCACCTTTGGAATCCCGAACTTATGTGACGACCGCGAACGCAACTCTTGAGTGGGCCGTTCCTGTCCTTGATCCGTGGAGGTGAGTCGTGACGCTTTTTGATTGGGAGACTCACCGGCTGCATCGCCTGCAGAAGATCAAGGATGAAGGCATGTGGATTGGCCTTCTCAATGAGGATGGAATTCCGATTTGCGATATGCCACCAGCCACTGCAATAAATGCTCCGGCGACTCGTTTGGAGCCGGGGTCTTTCACGATGACTGTTCCGCTGGTCAGTAAGAGTGGTGTGACGCATAGGGCTGCCGATGAACTGATCGCCGATGGTATTTCCACGGACTCAACTGGCGCTTTGGTACCCGATCTTCGGTACACACGCTTCATCTCTTTTGAGCGTGAGGGTGAAACCCGCGATTCACGAAGAACTTTTAAAGTTGGTTTTCCGAAATCTGATGGATCGACGCGCTTCGGGCCTGAAACGATGACGCTTGATGGAATGTCTGAGTTGGATTTGTTGGGTGGTTTGATTGCTCCTTCAGATCCGGACACCTGGGATAATGTGTGGATTTTGTCGGATCGGGATTGGGCTGGCCCGTGGTCGAAGGAGCGGTGGATTTCGGATATTAAAACCGCCGCGGTGGCCACAGGTTTTACGTTGGCTGGCCCTGCGGAATCCACGATCCGCGAATTGATCTCAAGATCGTTGGCGGCATGTTACCGGATCGATGGCATCACGTCGGTGGAGCTTCACCCAATTCGGGTATCTCCACTTGGCACAGGGTTGGCGTCGCCGAATGTGGTTTTGCGACCGTCCGACGACACCATTTTGAATACCGTCGTCAATCATGCGGCGGCTGCGGGCGTTCGGATCAGTGCCCATATGTGGATGCCAGGGGACACCTGGCAACACGGAATTCCCAATCTTTCTTTACCTACGGTTGTGGTGTTCGTTGAACAGATGGTGGGAGTGAATTAAATTGGTAACTTTGATCGCTGATGGCGGTTCTCTCACTACCGCACGCCAGACCGCGAATTATGTTTTCGGGTCGTGGCAAGTCTCTGCCCCGGATGGGATTGAGCAGATCGTCCCTGATGAAACTAGAAACAACGGTTATATTTACCGGCCGGATGATGCGCCTCGAGGACGGTTCGATCTTGCTTTCGTCCGCCAGGACGCCACTATCGAATTGGATTACATCACCGCCGGAGGTGAAACCTCCGGACGGTCAGATGTTGAGCTACAAATGGAGGCAGGCCAAGAACGATCAAAAGGTCGCGTCCTCGTCGAGCATGAAATCTCAGCATCCGGACTAGGCCGATTACGACCCGGTATAGATATCAACCTCTATGACATCGTGACCGTCTCTTTCTGGGGAATGCTCATCGACCTCCCCGTAACCGCATTGGACTGGACCGAAGACGGCGTCAAAATCCGAGTCGGCGGACAACTCATCCACGACCCAGAAATGCTCCGATCACTCACCTCCGAAGTAGTGCAACAACTCGACGCCGAACGCCGCCGATCGGAAAAAGAAACCGCCCAACTTGAAGCCCAACAAGCCACCGATCGTCAGCAGACACAGCAGATTAGCCAGATCGCATCATCGGCAAGTAGCACCGCCAACGGGCTGGTGACTGTCACCGATAAGCAAACTCAGAACCTGGGGGTCACGTATGAGATGCTTCTCGGCCTGAGAAATTTTGCAGGTGAGATGTATGAATGGCGAAACGGACAACTCACTGATACGCAGTTCCGGATGGCGATGCTGGAACGGCGAACGTATTTCCAAAACACGTTGAACACTTGGTACACGTAGGAGGTTTTATAATGACTTTGGTTTCTGGTCCGCTTTCGACCGTGACCACTGAGGCTAGTGCGGTCACCCAAGTAGAAATCTCAATAAACACCCACCGCACCACCGGCACTGGGCTGATGACTGCAGAGCAGAAAATGGTGGCAGTCACAGGTGGAAACTTTTCCTCCCAAATCGCGCCGGGAAATGCGGCGATAGCGCTTATTATCGCGGGCCGTAAGTCTGCCCCGATCCCTATTCTGGTGGACGACGTAGATACGCAGACCCTGGCCGAGGTGGTGGACGCTGCGCGCCTGGCTACTGGTGAGACGCAGGAATCGCTGGCTCAATTTGTTCAGCAAGTTTTAGCAGTGCGACAGGAGGTTTTAGGCGCTGCTGATGATGTGGCCACGGAGAAAGATGCAGCGCTGTCTGGTATCGGGTCTCTTCGTGATTCTGCGCTGGCTGCGATTAACAATGTGCGTGATGGGTCGCTGACGCAGATTAATACTGCTCGCAGTGGTGCGGTGTCTCAGATCGGCCAAGATTCAGCTTCGGCGCTCGCAGATATCAGCACTGCAAAATCCGCTGCCCTCACGGAGATCGATGGTGAGGTTTCTAAGGCTGAAAACGCTGCTGACCGTGCGGAATCGGCGGCCAATGATGGTGTGGGTGATGGCGCGGTCACACTCGCAAAATTAGCTCAAGATGTCAAAGATCAGATCGGCGCTAAAGCTGAGATGTCGGAGGTGGAGCAGGCTCTTGAGGCTAAGCCTGATCCGGATACAGTGGCGATGATGATCAGCCAGGCCATCGCAGGCTTGGTGGGATCAGCCCCGGATGCTTTGGATACGGTCTATGAGCTGGCAGCGTATTTGACCGATCCCGGTGTGGCGAGTGGCCTGGTACAGCAGCTCGCAGGGAAAGCACCGACGTCTCATACTCATACGATGGCGCAGATCTCGAATCTTCCGACGGTGACAGCATCATCCACTGGAAATGCTATTGTCCAGCGCTGGGGCACCAGCCAGATTTCAGTACCTACCACACCAGACGCAGCGACCTCCGCATCATCGAAAGCGTATGTCGATTTGGAAGCCGGTAAGCGCATCCTCAAATCGGGCACGGCTGCGACTGTGTGGTCTGGTACGCAGGCGCAATACGATGCGCTGACCAATGGTGTGAAAAATGCTGCTGGTTTTATCGCGGTGATCGTATGAGCCTGAAAATCGGTGGGGTAGACCCCACGAAAATCATGGTCGCTGGCACACCAGCCACGAAAATTATGTGCGGTGATCAGATCGCGTGGCAAGCGATCAGAAAGATCACTATCACAGCCACCTACGATTCCAGCGCACAGCAATACAGATGGGATGTCGACGGTGCAGCTGGCAGCACTGAGCTGATTGTAGCTCCCGGCGGCTCTGCCTCGACGCTCATTTCTTTCCCTGTGCCTATGACATGCAGCAGGATGGTAAATCGAGGTGCAGGCACTATCAGCGCTGGAGCTGTCATTAATGCGGGATTGACCGTAGGTGCCAGGACTACACAGGCTCACATTTTTACGGAGGTCACACCATGATCAAGCTCAGCGGTGTCGATATCTCAAAGATCCTCGTAGGAAACGGGGGGGGGCTTCCCCCGCCACCAAAATCATGATCGGCACCGGCAGTAGTGCCGTCCAGGTGTGGCCAGTGGCGAGAAAAGTAGTCATCTATACACGAACCACAAATTTGGATTGGATCTATTCCCAAGCCAGCGGTGATGCCGAAATTTTATCTTTCACCACATTCTCGCAAATCCGGTTTTCAGTGCCTGTGAAATGCGACAGGGCAGTCAGTGGCTGGTCAGCAGGAGTCACCATCCCCGCAGAGGCAAATATCACCGCACTGGTAAAAGACACCACCTACACATTCACCGAAGCTTTATAATCCCCAGCATGAGCTGGGGATTTTCTAATTAGAGAGGAGGACGGTATGGCTAAAAGATATCGACCAGTAGTAGCTGAATCGTATGTAACGTCTGGATTTGGTGCCAGGTGGGGTACACAGCACCGCGGCACTGATTTTGGGTTGTCAGGAGGGTCGGCGAATATGCCGGTTTATGCAGCGCAGGGCGGCACGGTCGTGTACGCGGGTGCAGCATCAGGGTTTGGAGGTCCAGATCCTGCTGGGTGGGTGGTGATTGATCATCCCACAGCTGATGGTAGTGGTACCACCGTGTACGGACATATTATTCGGGAGGTAGCACTTGGCGAGCGGGTAGAGGCAGGTCAGCGCATTGGCCGGGTAAATCCCAATAAGGCTACCAATGGGAACGTGGCGCCACATCTGCATTTTGAGGTGCATAAATCCACCTGGCTACCAGGTGCTCAGATTGATCCAGTTCCTTGGCTCGGTGATGCAGCATCACCTGACACCTCACAGATGAGTGCGAAACCGGAAACGATGCAGGATGGAGTACTTTTTGGTGTCGATATTTCCAACCACCAAAACGGCATTCCCTTGAAACGGGTGGCGAGTGAGGGGTTTAAGTTCGTCATCATCAAAGCCACCGAAGGAACGTGGAAAGACCCGATCCTCCATTCTCACCTGGCGGACGCACGCACTACCGATATGCAGGTCGCGGCCTACGTCTATGTCCGCTCTACTGCCTCTGCAAAAGCTCATGCGGACACCCTAGCTAGCCACCTCAGTGATACGAGCGTGCCGATCGCCCTGGATATTGAAGATGGCGCCGGAGCTGATCCGAATTTCTGGCGTGCGGTACGTGATGAAATCGAAGCCCGAGGCTACCGAGTAATCCTTACATATTTGCCGAAGTGGTACTGGGACCAGGTAGGACAACCCTCTCTCGCAGGGCTTCCACCTCTGTGGACGTCTCGATACCCAGATATGATCCGTGGCTACGCTAGCGAAATATACACACGCGCCGGCTCAAAAGGCTGGGAGGGATACGGCGGTCTCGACGTCAGAATATGGCAATTCACCAGCACTGCAAATGTTGCAGGATACGGCATCGACGCAAACGCTTTCCGAGGGTCGGAAGCGGAGCTGGTGAAGCTTTTTACCGGCAAATCCAACACAAAAACTTTTTTGGAGGTACTCATGTCAGACACAGTGAAATCATTCATCAATCCCGGGAAAACTTTTCCCGCACCTACTGCACTCTCGCTGATTGATGCATCAAATTGGCGCTCAGAGGTCCTCACCGAGGCACTGCTCCAGGCACTGGGCTTTGACACAGAAAAGATCCTGGCAGCCGCCATCGAGGCCGATAATTCCGGTGCGGATCGCAGCCTCGCGATCGGTCAAGCACTTAATCTTAAGGAGAAGAAGTAATGACCAATTTTTCGCAGCCCTACGTCATCCGCCGGGTTTTTTACGCAGTAGTAGCGCTTATCGGTGCCGCGCTATTTGGATTTGGCGTCGGTGATGCCGCGCAAATTGATCAGTGGACTGACGCCGCAGAGAAGCTGCTGGCACCGCTTCTGGTCATCGTGTCCTCAGGTCTGGCGGGAGTGAAAGCAAATCCTGGATCTGATGTGAAATTAAAACCTGCGCCTACCCCAGATCCAGCGCCTGCACCGACTCCAGTAGTGCCGAATGCTTCTGATTATCTTTCTGGTGGCAATGATTTACTTGCGCAGATGCGTGAGCAAATCAAGGAAAATCGAGGATAATCATGCCCATTGATCATCTACCGATCCGACTGCGATCCCCCGCAGAGCGCATCCGCGCCTACCTGATCACTGACGCTGGCGTCATGATCATTTTAGGGATCTCCATGATCGCTCGTGGAGTATCGTATTTCTCCCTCGGGCAGCATGTGCTCGTCAATCCGATCGATACGCACGTGGCTCCCTGGATTCTTGCCACGTGGTGGGCCATCGTCGGTGTCGCGCTGGTGGTGTCCTCGTGGTGGCAGGCGTCAGCTGTCTCGAGGATTATTTTGATGATCGGCGTCTCCACTTTGGCGGCGTGGGGATCAGCGTTTATTTTCGCTCCCCCGGCTGCTTTTTCACAGCGCGGGATTATCTATCTTGCGCTCGCAGCTGTGGTCGTGTGGTCGGTATGGCGGGGTCGCCGTGGTGAGATTCGGATGAGGGAGGGATGATGCCACCAGATGTCACTAATTCCTGGACGCTTCTCGCATTTCTGGGATTCACTTTTATCACCAGCTTTTTTGGCTGGATCTCGCTAAAAGCAAAATCTGGATCGGATAAAAAAGACGAAAAAGCGCAGCCCGTGCTGGAAAGAGTACAGGCCACGATCGATCTACAGCCAGCCGTCAACGCGTTGTCTGCGCGCGTCGCAGCATGTGAGGAAGAGCTCGCCGAGTACCGGCCGATAGCGAAAATCAAATACCCGCTGGCGCTGAATACCATCGCAAATTTTAAGCAGGCGTATCCACGATCCGTGGTCAGTATTCCGCATCAGATCAGAGATGATCTGTGA